ACACATTAGTTAATTTAACTGCCCATGAACTTGCGCTATCTTTTAATGTTTGTGACGTTACGGTATCTGCCATGTTATTCTTCCGTTATAGTTTTTGCGAATGCTAAAAGTACTTCAGCATCTTCTTCTAACTGGTTCAAAAAGATTTCTTGATTGCTTTCATCTAACTGATCGTAAAGATTAGAAAGCAAATCAACGTCTTCTTTCTTCAAAGCACCACGATCTTTTGCGGCTTGAAGCATTGCTAATCTATCACGAACACCTTTAATGCCAGGCTTGATATCTTTAGCGGCTTTCTTCTCAGCGGCATTTGGTTTATCGATATGCTTCATCGTAGTCTTAGACTGATGACTTTCGGCTTCTGTTTGCAAAGATTTGAACAAACTCTTGTATTTTAATTTCCATGCGTCTTTGCTAATATGATAGAGTTGAAAAAACTTACGATCCGACAGTTTCTTCCAGTCTTGATATTGGATATCAAGATCAGACATTTTACTTTCGGCAACGTTATTGTCTGGTGCAAGTTTATCTGCACCTCTTAATTTTAATTTTTCGACTTCATCCAACTGGATAAAACTTTTAAATGTCTTCATCTACATTTCCTTCTGAACTTAATTGAAACTCTTCTTCATCGGCTGAAATTTCTTCAACATTATCCTTGAAAATTGATCCTGCTAATTCCATTCGTCTAATGTTCAAATGATTTTGCAATTTGTCGGACAGAGCATCTAAAACAGATGACTTAAATTCCGATGGTTTAGCATCATATGCATGTTGAACCGCAGTTTGAATATTTTCCATATTATAGTCTCCAATGTGTTTATACGTTATTTATACTTTACGGTTTTTAAGCATTGTAATACGGCATTAGATAGTCTCTACCAGCTATATTTACAGATACAAATCCTACAGGATTGTTTGGCAATGTTGAATTTCCTGATGTCGCAGTTTCTGATATAGCAGATGCCGGATTAACTCTAATACCGCCTGCAATTACGCCTGCATCATTATCTCCAATTTTAGAAATATTGTCGTTCTTAAAGACAAGCATTCTATGAATGTTGTCAATAAATGTTGCAGTGCCGAAATTGTTTGTTGTTGCAATGCTCAAAGGCGCAACTGGCCTTTGCATTGTTGGATTTGGAATTATTAATGTAGATTCGATTGATGGGAACGGAACGTCCCTAATCTGCATATTAACTCTGAAATCACCAAACAATACTGCTTCTGATATACTTGATGTTCCAATTATTGGTATTACTTTTAGATTTGGAACTTCAGCAACAGACTCAATAGAGTTTGCATAAATTGTGCTATTAAGTTGCAGTGTGCCAAATGATTGATCGTTAACTGTAGAGTTAACTGCAATACTTAATTTAGGTACGCTATCACCAAAACTTACAGTAGATTGTACTGAAGTTGCGTATATTGTACTATTGAGTTGTGTTGTTCCGAATGCGAGTGTAGTTTCTATCGCATCTGGATACGCAATGAATATTGTTGTAGGAGATCCAAAAGCAATTGCCGAGTCGATTGCATAGTCATATCTATCGCTAAGTTGAACAATAGTATTAGACGATTCTGTCTGTAACTCTGTATTCTGTACATTTGCAAGAATACCATCAAGTTGAATTACTTGATTATTGGCCATAATTTAATTTATCTCGGAGGATTAAAGTGCGAAAATTTTACTTGAACCGCTAGAGAATGCTACTGTAATATCTCCTCCGTTCGGTAGAATTGGCAAACCGGTTGCACTATCAATGTATGCAATAAGTCTAGATGTTCCTTGAACGCCTGTATCCGAGAAAATAATTAATGCTTCACAATTTGCACCAGTAACAGAACTGAATGTTGCATCATCTGCATCAAATACGCCATTTGTAATTGTTTTATTTGCCAATGTCGTTGACGAAATTACGGCAGAATTGGAGATTTCATTTCTATACTGATGTGCAGAACTGTAAGTATAAACTCCAGTGTCAATAAGTGCTATAGTAATAGTATTGGCTACCATATTAATGGAGCCATTTAAAAATCCTTCTTTTGCTTTTAGATAGAGTGCGTTTGCCATGTAGAGTTCTCCTTAATATTTTACACCTATTTATAAAACAACTGGTGTTCCGATTTTTATGAATGCTTTTGTTGATGAAATTGCGTAACCAATTTTTAAAGAAAATGCCGCACCATCAATAGTGGATGTTGTTACTATATTGCCACTACTACCGAGATATAGTGATTGCTCTGGCGTCCATGTCCACGATGGATTTGTAATAGAACCAAACGTAACTGTTTGTCCCGTATTAGCCAAAACTCCTAAAATTTTATCAATGATACTTATATCCAGTGATGATGCCACGATGGTTTCGGCATTAGCATTTAGTGCAACTATTTTATATGCACCAGCACTATTATTAGTAAAAACAACATTCAAAGATTCGGATGCGCCGGCACCTGTGTTTGCTTGATCGTATGCGGCTTGCGCTAGAGTGGTCGCAGAATTTGCAACAGAATACGCACTATTGGCTTGAGTATACGCACTATTGGCTGTAGACCAAGAACTGTTTGCAGTTGTTCGTGCGAGAGTGTCTGTGCCTGCACCCCCACCTGTATTAGCTTGATTGTATGCGGCTTGCGCTAAAGTGGTTGCTGTGTTGGCTTGAATGTATGCTGAGTTTGCTGTGGACCAAGCAGAGTTTGCTCTTGCTCTAGCAATAGTATCTACTGTACCACCGCCGCCACCAGACTGTGCTACGAACTCGAATTTCTGTGTAGATTCATTAAATGATAAAACATATCCATCAGTAAGATTAGTTGTGTCAACATCATCAAGTCTGCGTAGGTTTACTTCTCCGCCTCCGCCACCACCAACACCACTTGATAGGATGGTATTGACTTTTGCTTTATATTGACTTACATCTTTTTGTAGAACCTCTTTGAACTGACTGATAGACTGTTCAATTGATTTTATGTCTGCGTCTTTACCATCTTTACCTGAAAGACCTTGAACACCTTGCGGACCACGTTCACCTGCGGGTCCTGCTGGTCCTTGTTGTCCGTCTTGTCCTCGCTCACCTTCTGGACCTCGCTCACCTTGAATACCTTGGGCGCCAATTGGTCCAATGGGACCAACTTCGCCTGCTTTTCCATCTCTTCCGTCCAGACCATTTTTGCCATCTTCGCCCCTATCGCCTTTCGGTCCTTGCGGACCACGTTCACCAGCAACGCCTTGTATTCCCTGTTCGCCTTGAGGACCGACTTCGCCCTGTTCGCCTTTTTCTCCCTGCGGTCCTTCGGGTCCAACATCACCTTGAAGACCTACTTCACCTTGAGAACCTTTGTTACCCATCTCGCCTTTGGCGCCAACTTGACCGCGGGGACCAGTAGCACCAGTAGCACCAGTAGCACCAATAGCACCACGTGGACCGACTGGACCAGGAACTTGTTCAACGATTATTTCTGTTTTTTTATTTTCTAAAAGAGATACAAACTCTGTCTTAAGTTTTTGTATCTCTTGTCGTGTATATGCAACAGATGTTGCAACAGAAACTGCTTCGCTGATAGTACCGCTAAGATTAGGTTCCTTCTTTGTCACCCTTGGCCTCTTCAACTAGTGTTCCAAAAAATGCAGTCATAGACTTTGCTAATTCTCTTTGGTCTGCGTCATCGATTATTCTATTTTCATGCTCTTCTTTTTTAACGCTCACAACAAGTTGCTGTGGTGGAGGTGCTGGAGGAGTTTCTGGAACAGTCGGTTCTTCATCTGGCGACTCTTCCATTTTAGCCTTGTCTTCTTCCATCTCTTCATCCATCTGTTTAATATCATCTTCGCTCTGATGCAAGATATTTGTTCTGATATAATTTATAGAGAAGTATTTTCCAACATATCCATCAATGTCTGAAAGAATGCCTAAACGCTCTTTCATAATTTCTGTGTTTTTTAATTCCGCAAAGTGTGCGTCTGACTGATAGTCATAGCTGATTTCTTCTCGCATTTGATTCCACTCATTACGAGTGCAAATACCTTTAAGAAGTAATTGTGTTTCTAGAAGTTTATCGAATATATGTGAGAATCTTAAGCGTAATCTACCTACGAATTTACCGAACTTTAATTCATCCCTAGTAATTTCTGATGCACGCCCAAGAGAAAATCCTGTGTCAGACTCTAAGTGTGAAACTGGAACGTTTAGTGATTTAAACATTTTCTTTTGGAAATATAATACGTCTTCAATTTCACCCAAGTTTTGTCCACCTTGTAGCGTAGTAATCTCAGTACCTTTACCACCTTCTCTACGTGGCAACCAAAAATCTTCGAGCATTGTTTGATAACGTCTGTCATCACGAATCTCACCTGTGTTTGCATCATATACTAATTTGTTTTTGTACTTCTGCATGATTTCGCGCAAGTACTGTTCTGCTTTCATCTTAGGCAAGTTACCAACGTCAATGTAAAAGATTCTACGTTCTGGTGCCCTTGCAATACGATAGATGACTGTTGCATCTTCCAGCATACGTAATTGATTGAGTGGCTTGATTGCTTTGTGTAGATGTGAGATGATAACTTTACCATCTTTATCTGTTATTCCAGAATGTGTATATGATATTGCATCTGATGCAATTTTAATACCTTGATTGCCATCATTTGCAAATCCTTTTTCAGAATAAATAAAATAGTCAATGTATTCTGGTGTTGGATTGAGATTTCCGGTAGCCGGATTTTTCTGTGCTTTTTTTACCTCACGCGCCTTACGAATTTTGCGTGGATCAATATATCTGAGTTCTTTCAATCCTTGTCTAGGATTTTTTTCGTCAATCATCATGTGATAGTATAATCTACCATCAATATACCATCTACGAAAAATATCATATCCTTGATTATTAAAATCTAAAAGTTGCATCACATAGTAGAATTCATCGCGGATTTTATTTTTAATTGATTCCGGCTGTTTAAGTTTGTCTAGAATAATTTGAACAGGATAGTCGCCATCAGTAAACACCAATGCTTCATTAACAATATCTTCAATGGCAGCATCACACTCCGGCTGTAACGCCATCTCACGATATTTTTTAATTAAATCCGAATCCGTTCGAATCTGACCTTCAAGATCCATATAGGTACCATAAATTCCTCCACCGGAAATTGGAATTGATGCATCATCATCATTGGGAGGAACAAACGATTTTAATTGCTGTGATTCGAGTTCTTCTTTACCTATCGTATATCCAAAAAGTTTTATTGCCATGGTTAATTATCTCTCTAAAAAAATGGGGGCGTAATAGCCCCCATTATTGACAACTATTACGCAATTATTTATATTGCGTAAAAATCAGCATCACCTTATCTACTTACGGTCACTTCTCCGCCAAATGCATCTGCGCCAGCCACTGCTTCCATATAGTGATATTGGAAATTAACAGTAAAATCTGACAAAGTATCTGTGCTATCAAAAGACAAATCTACTGCACCAACATCTGTTGGATATGCATCTATCAATTGATATTTTCTAGATGTTGTTCCATCTGCTTTTAAGTGATGAATTGTGACTGTTGAATAGTAATCTATTTTTGTAGATTTTCTATCGGAATCATAATCTGCGGTAGACACATAATCTACCCAATAGTTAAACGCATTACGCATTGTATGATTTTCATCATTGATAATTGTTACTGTCCAATCTGCGAATGTTCTATCTCCAGGAATTTTAATTTTTCTTCCACCTCTAAACGGCACCTCAATAACGCCTAATGTAAAACCTGGCACAGCGGCCGATTTACACAATAACGATAATTGACTAGTGTGTTGAGATGCCCCGACCGATAGGGCTGATATAGTGGGGAATGTTAATTCAATTCTGAATAAATTAGCCCTTGCCCCTTTATTCAATTTTGTTTTTAGGTCTGATATCGTTGCAAATGTCATATTAGTTCCTTATTTCTTAACCAGCGGCTTCAGAAGTTTGTAGGGCACTGCCAATTTCAAAATAATCGAATGACCAAGTTACCGTAAAATCTTCTACAGAATCTGTGGTATCATATGATAAATCGATTGAAGAAATGTCGCTCGGCCAGCAATTAATTAATCTGTATTCGCCTGCATCAACTGAACTTCCATCTTCTCTTAATTGGAAAATTTCGACAGTGCCATATAGTCCGTTTGTTTTTCCTGCGCTACCTGTTGAAGCAACCGTGC